AATCGCCTCCCATACAGCCAGGTGGTTTATATCTACCGGACCGCCCTGTCCCATGATCCACTGATTCTGCACGAGGGAGTAAATCGTTATGGCGTCCTCGTTCTCATCGAGCATTACCGGCCGGCAGGTATCGCAGGGCGGCTCCTGCGGCGGATCACGGCGCCCGTAGAGGTCGCGGCAGGCGTCACAGTTGGGTTGATAATCCACCCGCCACTCCGCGACCTCTATGAGTTTTTTTCCGCCCCCTCCGCCGCTCCCGCATCCGCCCCGGTGATGAGCTGCAGGCATCGTCCGACGAACCTGGCGAACATGGGGATGTTCATCAGCTTCAACTTGTTCTCCAGCGTGCAGGGAATCTCCATCCCATCCTTATCGAACATCCCCTCCCACGCCTGGATCGCATGATCCCAAATCAGTTCCCGCTCCCGCTTCTCCTGCGCGGGCGTCTGGTCGAAATACACAACCCGCTCCATCGCCCGCGTCGACGAGTTGCGGACGAACTCCGCCGTCTTCTTCCTCGTCTGCGACTGGATGGACTCGATGACTTCCGGGGATGCGGTCCGGAGGCAGACCCTTCCCGCATCTGCCTCCGGCTCAAGGTACAACGTCTCCCCGTTTTCCTTGATCTCAGACCGGAAGAACTTGAACCATTCTCCCTGCGTTTCTTCTGATAAGTCGAACCGCATAGACCCTCCTCGATTGAATTAGACGACGCGCTCCATCGCCTTCGCGGAAACCTTCCCCTCGAAGGAAACCGTGGCAAGGGCGTTCTTCGCCAGCTGGATCCCGCCGAACTTGGTGATGATGAGCTTCCCGCCTGCCGCCACCCTCCAGAAGACGGAGGTGGACTCGTAGAAGTACAGGTTCGTCAACTCCGCGCCCGTGTTCGCCAGCGCGTTCAGCGCGACCTGCCCGTTGGTGTCCGCCGGATCGTAGTTCCCGGAGAAGGAGAACGTACCGCCGTCGCCGATCCCCGCCTCCACGAACGTCTTCACGGTGTCTCCGAACGCTGTCGCCTCCAGAACGTCGGGGACGAAACCGGAAAGCGTCCAAGTTCCCATTCCTGCAACCAGATTTGCGCCGTAGCGCACAGCGGCCAGACGGCCCCCAATCGCGGACATATTCGTACCTCCTTATTTAGTTGTTGAACTGCGCCGCAAACAAAAAGGGCCACCACCGGGCGACCCTCGGGATACTTGAACCCTTGATTATTAAGCCTGCACGCCCCCCAATGCCTCCTCGTGCGCGATGATTTGTTCCGACAGCGCCTCTTGCGTCCTATCCCACCGGGGAGGATCTCCCTTCTGAGGAACGCCGAGGACCGTTGTGTCGATCCGTGGCGCATCGGGGAAGCGAGAATGAAGCCACAGGAACGATTCCTGAAACGCCTGATCCGGATACCACTCAAACGACCTCATGCAGTAATGTTCGCAAAAGGCGTCGATAACCCATGCGGAGCCGCCCGTCTCCCACACCTGTAACACCGCCATCGTTCCGTACAGGTCGAATCCTTTAAGCCGCGTATCGAACCGGAACCCCTTCTTCATGTTCACGAGGATGACGCACTCGTCGAAGCAGCTCGCCGGATGCGGATACTCATGCTTCCCGATGAAATGCGACGGGGTGCGCATGTCGTGGAACTTGCCGCAGTACCTCCCGCCCATGTCTTTCCCGATAGGCCCAGCGACGGTCCAGTCTTCCGGCAGTTTCGCCAGTTGTTCCTCTACCTGATCGATCCACCCGTGGCGGAAGTACATGTCTTGATGCGCCAAAACCGCTATATCCGACCCCTCCGCCTCGATCACGTCGAGGAGCCTGTTCAGCCCCTCCGTCGCCGAGTCCGGCATCTTGATCGTGTGGCACGGGATGGACGGGTCGAGTTGCGACTGCCGGAATACCAGGTCGAGCCGCATGATGTCGTTTACCAGAACGCCGAACGAGAACTTCGTCCCCCTGGTCGCGCTGTAGCGTGGCGCCTTCTTCCGGATGACGACCGTGAACCCGTTGCCGACCTTGTCATCTTCGTTGTGGACCTGAACGACTTCCCACCGTACGCCGGTTTCGTTCTTCATCCACCGAACCAGTTCAAGCAGGTCGCTCGGTATCCAAACGTGCTCATGCCCGTTCGGGTCGCCGTGGGATTCCGTTGTTCCATTCTCGTAATCGTCGATCAGGTGCTGAAGCGGAGTGCGCTCCCTCTCGTGGTCGAACGTCCTGTCCTTGTGCGGGACGATCATCAGGATGATCCCGCCGGTGCGGATCAAGCGATCCCATTCGATCAGGGCCTTGATTGGATCGGTGAAATGTTCCAGCACGTGAGAACTGACGATGAAATCCTGGCTATCATCCGGCACGGGGATCGCATCCCCGGGAGCGACGATATCCACGGGGAGTGCCCGTCCGCATCGGGCCATCTCCTCCCGCTTGAACGACGTGTCCATCGAATCGGTGATGTCGACGTTCATGGTATTCAGCCCGAAAGGATTATGCGCCGACCCGCCGATTTCCAACCCTTTCCCCACGCAGTATTGATGCGCGAGTTTAGACTCGGGGTATGCCCCCATCGGACCTCCCTTTATGATTTCTGCATGGAGATTTCGTAATCCACATCCGCTTGCCAATACTTCCCGGCGCCAGTCGCAACATCCTCCTCGCCGCTTACAAGTGATGCATTCTGCCGGTCCATTTGAATATGCGTATTACCGGCGATCGTCAGGTAGCAGTTGTCGTACAGGCTTTTCAGGTTCGCCACGATGTCCTCTATCTCCGTGGACCCGGAGGCCTGCGAGAACACCGAGAACTGGATCAGGACCTCTTCCAGCTTGTCCGTGAACGTATCCCTCGGCATATCGGAAATGATGTAGTACACCGCATACGGCCACGTAGGATTCTGCTGCGCGCGGTGCTTATAGAGTCGCCCGCCGACGGACGTGGAGAAGGCGGATCCGGTGAATTTCGTGAACAGGGCTGACGACAGATTTTTCAATCGTCTTCCCTTCCACGAAAGTTCTTCTTCACGGTGCGATCTTTCTTCGCGACGCAGGTGCAGATAAGGAACTCGGGATGAGGGTCTACCTCGCTCGACAGCACCGTGAACCCCGAACCGCGCACGAGACCCGTCAAGTCTTCCTCTGAATAGTTCCGATACCACGGCGGGCTATGCAGCGGGCCATCGGACGGGGCCTGAAGGATAAGCAACCCCCCTGGCTTCAGCAACTCGCATACCTGCAACAGCAATGCTGCGGGATCCTCCACGTGCTCAAGCGTGTTGCCCGAGATCACCGCATCAACGCCCTTCAGCGCATCCCATTCCGGCGACCCTACGATCACATCGACGTTCGGACCTGGCCGGAGGTCGGATCCGACATACCCGTTATCGAACAGCGCACGGAACGTCCCGTTGACATCGAAACTACCGACATCAACAACCGTCTTGCCGGAGCGCAGCCCATGCTCGTTCACAACCTTCCGCATGAGGTTCATCGACAGGTCGTTCACGCCATCACCTCCCGGCAGAGAAGATCCATCTGGACGTTCCGCTCTTCATGGTCCACGATGGAGACGATAGAGAAGTACCGCGCCCCGAACTTCACCCTCCACGCAGCCGAGACGCCGGGCAGATATCGGATCCTCACGTTATGCGTCCCGACCATTGTCTCCGCTCCCGCCCGGACCTGTTCCTTGACGGACACCGGCCAGATCGCCGCGCGGACAGTGGCCTGAGTGCTCCAGGTCAAAGTATCACCCCCCATGCCGTCCGGCACGGAGGCTGTAGATTGCAAATCGACGCTGTGTCTGAGGTCCCCGGATCGCATCAGAACTGAATCGCCTTGTATCTATAATTCTTCACGAACTGCCGTAGGATCTTCTCGATGATGTCGTCCAGCGGGATCATCTGTTGCCCGCCGATCATCCCCTGCGAGTTGTCGTAGGTCGCGCCGACGATGGACTTGATGCAGGTCTTGATGTCCTCCGGCACGTCGGCCTTTGCTCCGAACCCCGCGACGTACCGCACCCGGACCGCGTTGATCTCGTCCCGCGTAGCGGGCCACGTCTCCCCGTAGGCCGGGACGACCAGCGCCGGGATAGAGTCCGAATCTACGGCGTACAGCAAGGTGTCCAGCGTCTGCTCCACACCGTCTGTGTCGATGTACTTTATCGACGCCACCGATTGCAGCGGAGGGACGGGGATCTTAATACCACCGGTCGGGAACCCATCGAGCACAAGTTCCCACGTCTGCGTGACAAGCGCGTGACTGGTGTAATCCTCCACTTGCATCCGCGCCGTCGCGATGAGAGATCCGATGTCCGTGTCGTCGGTCGCGACGGCAACGCGCAGGGATGGAGACGCCTTCGCCTCCGCGACGGTGATCGGCTCTTCGGCTGCGGGTGTTATCAAGGTCAACCCCATTTAATGCCCCCTGTACCGGTTCGTGGGAGTGCTTGTTTTTCTCCAACTGGACGACTTGATGGACGACTTCCTATCGGCGTTCGTCGCGGCGGTCGATGTACGTTCCGACGCCTTGAAGCGAATGGTGCCAGAAGTCTTGTCGACCCCGGTCCCAGCCGCGGTCATCTCATGGATCTGGACTGTCGCTGCCATGCCGGTTCCCTCCGTTTTTCGATCGTAACCAGGGCGTCAGGGGTACCGCCCCAGCTCACAGGCGGATCACTTTTCCTACCGGATGGGCCGTACCTGCGGATACCCTCGAACGGCAACCGCGCCAAACACTGCGGAGGTCGCAATGCCAGGTGTAATCGTGAGACGCAAATAACGCTTGTTCCCGATATATCCAAGATACTTAACCGTGTCGTCTTCCGTACCGACGAACGAGGCTAAAGCCTCGGTGCCAAGTAAATTCGCATCTGTAACGGCAGCGGCATCGGAACAATTGGAGGCCGCACAATCCTCCAGAAGCGGAGTCAGGGTGTCCGTGTTGTCGGTGATCGTTCCCGAATAGATGATGAACTCGGTAGCGCCCCATCCATTGGTATCGATGATGGCCCCGACAGCCGGGGTATTATCTGTCGCCGTGGTTCCGGCGATGACGATGGCGGCGCTGATGTTGTGGTGCAGGTCGCTCCCGCCGCCGGCGGCGTATACGACCGGGGCGATCAGCAGGAACGCGAGAAGCAGGATCAGATATTTCCTCGTATCGATTCCTCCGGTAAATGGAACGGGGGCCGGACTGCGCCCCCCGTCGTCAGGATGGTTGACTACGCCTCGCACTTGACGATCTTTACGGCCTCGGAGTCGAGCAGCATCGAGCCGACCCGCTTGGTCGTGTAGAACAGGACATACGGCTTCGAGGTGAACGGGTCACGAAGCACCCGCACGCCGGGGCCGATGTCGTAGATCCCGAACGCCGTCCGGAAGTTCCCGAACGCCGCGACGAGCGCGTTGGAGCCGATCCCCGCCATGTCCTCGTTCTCGATGAGCGGATACCCGAGAAGCGTGGACGGCTGGCCGGCGGCGATCGACGGCTGCCAGATGTACGCGCCATTGACGTAGTCCTTGAACTTGCGGCAGATGCCGAGGGTCGCCCGGTTCATCATCCAGGACCCCCCGGTGCGGTGGCCCTGCTTGAGCGCCTGCACCGCGTCGATCAGGACGTCGGCGGGGTTGACGGTCGCCGTGGCGGTGTCGAAGTCCGCAGCGGCGCCGGTGGCGACGTGCTGCAACACTCCGAACGCACGGGAAGCGTCGGCGGTCAGCGCCGTGGTGTACGCGAACAGGCCCTTTGGCGACGTTCCCGCTACGCCCGTTCCCGTGGTGAACGCGGTGTTCTCGTAGGTCGTGAGCGTCTTTGCGACCTCGTCCGCCAGCCACCCCTCGACATCGAAGAAGATGTCGTCCAGGGACCGCTGCGTCGCAGCGGGGTTAGCGTACACCTCGCCGAACACGGGGGTAAGGGCCGCGAGGCCGGGAGCGCCGGTCTGTGCGCGCGCACCGGCTTCCGCCACCCACCCTCCGGCAGCCACGCCGGTGGAGAACAGCTTCGTGTACCCGGCGCCGACCCGCATGACGGTCGACACCTGCCGCATCGGAGAGGCGTTCAGAAGCAGCATCCCGATGGCCCGGTCGAGTTCCTGCGGGACGCCGTACCCGCCTTCGTTGTCGGTCGTGATGTTGATGTCCTCGTGGGCCGCCTTGATCGCGAGGTCCCGAAGTCCCTGCTCCTGCCCCTTGCGCATGAAGGCGTTGAACGCCTTCTTGTGCTCGGCCTTGACGACATCCTTTTCGGACTGCCCGTTGCCTCCGCCAAGGGCTAAACGCTCGACCCTCTGCATCCCGGCCTCGATCTGCGTCTTGAGCGCGGTCAACTCGTCTATCCGAGCGTTGACCTTCTCGACCTTCTCCACCAGGAGGGGATCGGAGTGCCCCTTCGCGGCGATCTCCTTCAGCCGCTCGTCGTTGGCCCTCTTGAAGTCCTCGAAAGCCTGTTTCAGTTCCGCGAGGATTTTCTCCACGGTTGGTTCCTTTCCCGGGCTATGCCCGAAAGAGATTTATGAGTTCCCCGGCCATTACTTTTTCCTTCACGAAGGGTTCCTCCGCATCCCGCTGATAGATCCTCCGCGCCTTCGCAACCGCTTCGTGCGCCGCCGCCCTGCTCGCTCCTGCATCCCGCAGGTACTTTTCCAGTTCGCGCTCCGTCCCCGGTTCTGCCCTCTCGCCTCCCGCGTTCAGGTTCCCCGGCACATTGCGGAACTTCGTCAGGTCGAACGATGCACACGCCGCCGCCGCTATCTGATCGCCGATTCTGTCGGCGAATCCGAACTCCTTCGCCTCTTCCGCGTTCATCCACGTTTCGTCCGCCATCATCTGCCGTATCCTGGCCTGGTCCTGACCCGTGCGCTTCGCGTACACCTTCTCCATTTGCGTGTCGATCTTGTCGAGCGTCTCCGCCATCTTCGACATCTCGCCGGACGACCCGATGGCGAGCGCCCATGCGTTATGGATCATGAAGAAGGCGTTCTCCGCGATGTTGATTTCCTCGCCCGCCATCGCTATGATCGACGCGATCGACGCCGCAAGCCCGTCGACCTCGGTCGTGATTTTCGCCGGATGATTCTTCAGCGCGTTGTAGATCGCCATGCCGTCGAACACATTCCCGCCGGGAGAGTTTAGCCGAAGCGAGATCGACTTCGCCTTGACCACGTTCAGGTCTTTCACGAACTGCGACGCGGTGATGCCCCACGAGGAAATCTCGTCGTAGATGTAGATCGTCGCGGTTTCGTCCTTCGCCTGTATTTCGTACCAGCGGTTACGCATTGTCGGCCTCCATGTCCTCTCCGTCGTCTGGCAGGTCGCGCCCGTCTCCGTTCCCGGGTTTCTTCGGGGCGCTCGGCGCCTACACCGGCGTATCCGCCGGGACCGTGTTCGCGGACCTCATGTACCGATCCCCGAGTCCATCCCCGCGGGGGTTCATGTTCTCCTTCGCGCGGACCTCGTTCGGCGACATGATCCCTTCGTTGATGGCGGTCTGATACGCCGTATACCTCGACGAAATGTCGCCCCGCAGAAGTCCGTCCACGAGGAACTCGAAGTAATACTTCCCTTGCTCCCTCGGCGTTAGCAGGGAGTAATTCATCGCCTGTTCCCACCGGACCAGATACGACATCAGGCAATCCTGGACGTACTCCATCGCCTGTTGCTCGATGTTCGTGAACGTCGCCCGCTCAAGGTCGCCGATCTTGTGGGGCGGCACCCGGAAGATACCGGCGATCTCCTGCCGCTGGAACTTCCGCGTCTCCAAATACTGCGCGTCCTCGGAGGTCATCGACGCCTTTACCCACTTCATATCCTCTTCGAGGACGACGGTCTTGTGCGCGTTCTCGCCGGATGTTTTGTCGTCGAAGTCCGCCGCGAGTTGATCGGCTCGCTTTGGATCCTTGAACCGGGCCGGGGTCATCAGGAACCCGCCCATCTTCGCGCCGTTGGCGAACACCTTCGCCCCGAATCTAGATGCGGCCATCGCGAGGCCGATGGTGTCCCGCTGGTAAGTGATCTGCGACACCCCGGTAACACCATCGAACGTCAGCCCGCAGACGTGCAATACCTGGTCTTGCGACAGAACCATCGGGGACTTGTTCGGTCGCCGGTAGGTATACTTGATGGAGAAGTCTTCATTCTGCTCAACCGTCATCCGGTCCGGATGCATGGGGATGACCGCCGAGACAACGCCGTCCAACGTGCCCCGCTCGATGTAGGCGTACCCGTTGCCGCGAAGGGCGAGATGCCCTGTTCCCATCTCCCGGAAATTGAACGATGACATCCAGGGGTTCGGGCGGGTGTTCATCAACCAGTACAGCGGATGGTCCGTGGCGCGTTCCTTCCCTCCGTCCTTGCGGCGCCGGTACAGGATCAGGGGAAGTTTCGCCACATCCTCGGAGATCACCTTCACGCAGGCGAACACGGTGGAAAACCTCATCGCGGATTCCGGCGATACGTGGATCCCGGCACCCGACCCGCCACCGATTCCGAGGAGGAATTGCTCCAGGTCCCGGGAGGTAGTGATGGTGCGCGTCGTACCTCCCTGTCCGAATACAGACGTTAAGAAACCCATTACCGACGCGCCTTTACATAAGAGATCGCCATAAGGATCGCTCCTGCGACGACGAAAGCCGCCGGTTTATACGCTTGGAAAAGCCCGTAAAAAAGGGAGGAAAAGCCAATAAACCCGAGAATATCGGCCAAATCCGGGAGAAAGCGGGAGAAACCGGGTTTGTTTTTCTCAGACAACCTGAAAACCCCTGGTTTCGTAGACGCTCGACGTTTCGGTGTGCACCATAGCCCTTGATAGGGCGCAGATCACCGCGACACAGCCGTCGATCCGCTCCGTGGATTTCTTCTTCGACGGTTTCCACAACTCCGGCTCGGAGATTTCCAGCATCGTATTGCTCACATTCCACCGCAGCACGGGATTGCCGTTATGCTCGAATTTCCTTTCCTTGACCAGCTTATGAAGCAACTGTGTCGGTTCGTTGAAAGTCTTCACTCCTTGCCGTATCTGAACCAACTTATCCGGGTCGAATCCCTCCGACTGAAGGTCGGATACAAACTTCGTCGAGTTCCACGGGTCGTATCCAAGCTCCAGAACCTGAAAATCTTCCGCGCACTTGAATACGCGCCGCATGATAACGGACTGGTCTACTACGTTTCCTGTAGTCGCCTCGATAAGTCCGGCGCGGGTCCACATATCGTACGGAACCCTGTCCCTGCGAGCTCGCAGGGCAATGTTGTCCTGCGGGACCCAATAGAACACCAGCGTCCTGAAAGTGTCATCGGGCATCCTGAAAACCAGCGCAAGAGCCGTCAGGTCCGTCGTAGATGATAAATCTATGTGCGCGTAACATGGCATCCCGCGCAGGTCATCGTAGGAGAAACTCCCCTCGCATGAATCCCAATCGGCCATGTCGATGTATTTCACATCCGAGGTCGTCCACTCGTTCAGCCGCAGACGGCGGAACGAGTTTTCAAGAGCGGGAGTCTCCTTCGCCTTGCGGTACGCGTCCCGGATCTTCTCAAGGTCAAGGATCTCTCCGAGAGACGGGTTCGCCGCCGCCCATTCCTTCTCGTCCTCCCAGTTGGCGCCGTCCCTGAGACCGTAGATCACCGGAAGAAACGTCGGGTCGGATATGATCCCGTCCCGGACCTTCTCCGCGTAGGTTCGCTGCTCGTAACAGATCGAGTGCCGGTCGAATCCAGCCGTGGTGATGGCAAAGATAATCTGCTGCTCCCTGGCGTCCCCGGATCCAAGCGTCAGGACATCCCAGAGGTCCCGGTTTGGTTGCGCGTGCAGTTCGTCGAATATGATCCCGGAAGCGTTGAACCCGTGCTTGGTCGCCACGTCGGACGACAGGGCAACATACACGCTCGCAGTTTTCGAGTAGATAATTCGTTTTTGAGAATCAACGATTTTACATCGCTTCGACAGAACGGGATGCTTTCGGACCATCTGCGCGGCAACATTGAAAGCGATGGACGCCTGCTGCCGGTCTGCGGCGGCGGAGTAGACCTCGCCTCCCATCTCCTTATCCGAACACAGCAACTTCAGCGCAATCGCCGCCGCCAATTCCGTTTTCCCGTTCTTCTTCGGGATCTCACAGTAGCAGGTCCGGTACTGGCGCTTACCCGCCGCGTTCAATGTACCGAACAGTGGACGGACGACGTCCTCCCACTGCCATTTCAGCAAGTGAAACGGATGGCCCGCCCACCTACCCTTCGTGTGCCGCAACCCTTCGATGAACTTCTTCGCCTTTTCCGCAGCCCGCGCCCCCGAGTCAGTCGAGGAGGTCTTCGAACGCCCCATCTTCTCCCGCCCCTGGAACTGTTATCCTCCCCCGGCTCGAGGGGCTCATGCCGAACTCGGTGCAGAATCCGCGAATCGTATTGAGGGCAAGCCGCTGCTGCGCAATCAGCGGACTGATCTTCAGTTCGACCGCCATTACCTCGTCCGTCCGCCCCTCGTCCGTATTCTTCTCCATGAACGAGTGCTTCTCAGCCAACACCCGATACCCGCTGTCCCGAAACGCCCTATTGATCCGAACCAGCGTGGAATGCGCGATGCAATACCCCGCGAATGTGGCCCCATCTACTTCCGTCAGCAAGCCCAGTCGCTCGAGAATATGCGAGAAACGTTTCCATTCGGCTCGGGCGATCGGGTCAAGATGCGACGGGGGCGCAGGAGACACGGGGCGAGGCTTCGGCTCCCTCTTGTTGATCCGGTCCTTATTCTTCTCGCCCTCTATGAGCTTCAAGGCGGTCGGCTTGCGCTGACCCCGCATATGCCCCCCTGGTATGGAATGGTAAAGATGGGAAATCTAAAGCGAGCCTCACCACACGGTTAGGAACGACCAGACTCTAGAGATTCGACCACCCCCCCTCCGTGCCTTTTCCCGTGGCATGGAACGCAAAGGCTCATCATGTTCTCGAAGTCGAGTCGCTCTCCGCCCTCGCTGATGGGTTTGATATGGTGCACGAGTGCCGCGATCCCCTTGCAGTCAAAGCATAACGGGTTGCGCCGCATGAACATGGCCCGTGCCTTGCCCCACGTCCAGTCATACC